TTACCGGTGTCAAAATCGCCTTCAAAGGCGGTCTTGATGCCAGCGCGGTTGAACATCTTCAGGCCGTTAGGAGCGTCGGTCATGAGGAACCAAGCGTCCGTGTCGGTCAAGAAGTGGTTCACAGCGTAGCCTTCCGGCACCATGCCCATCGAACGGATGGCGTTGATGTCGTTGTCGGCAGTAGCCGTACGCAGCGTCGATTTCATCAGGCGCTCAGCAGTGAACTGAAGCTCCTTAGGAATGACCAGCTTACGGGCCTGCACAGCAACCTTCAAGCCACGCTCGTCGGTGAAAGCAGCGATATCGATAATACCTTGCTCCAACGAGGTTTCGTTCAAGTCTGCCGCCACCGTGGGGGTGTTAGCAAACGAGGGGCCAAGAGCGGTCGGGTGCAAAGCGTTACACAGCGAAACGCCGTCGCCACCGTTGTACGCACCAGAGGTGTTAAAGGCGTTGTTCAAAATCGAAGCAGCCTTAACTTGCTTGGTGTGTGCCATCGAACGGGCCAGAGCTTGGTGTAACGCGAAGCCAAGCGGTCATAGAGGTTGTCCTCAATGGCCTCTTCTGTCAGGCTGAAAGCCAGAGCGATGGTTTCATGAGTATACCGAGCTGTGTAAACTTCTTGCGCTTGGTCGTATGCAACGCCCGCGCCTTCTGCTTTAACAGGGGCCTCAGAAAACCCGGAAAGCATCACTTCTCCCTCAAATGCTCGATCTGAAGACTCAGTGGAATAGATTTCCGCATGCTCGTTTTCGTAGTTGTTGTATTCCAGTCCAAATAGAGCGTTCAGACCGGGTTCAAGCTCTTTTACGAGTTGTGAACGTGAAATTGCCATTGGTCATTTACTCCTTATTGGCCAGCTACGCCTGCACTTCCGTACAGATGCTCGTTGATTTTAACCACAACGACAGCGTTGGCGCCCACGGCATTGCCGGGAACATCCCAAAGACCTACGATCTTCAGGTTCAATGCAGCAGTTGTAGCAATAGAGCTGGTATCAAGCTCGTTAGCAGAAACACCAGTAGTGGTGCTACCTGTGCCAACGACGATATCAGCGTTCTTGCCATAATCAGCAGCAGTTGAAGTGCCGTCGTTCTGAATGATGAACAGTTGATTTGGATCGTCAATCACCTCAGCAGTAATTTTGCCTTGAGTGATGTTGACAGAACCGGGGTAGTAGTTAGACCAAGTAGGCTTACCCGTGGTTGGATCAATGTAATTACAACCATTGAACACGCCTACCGCTGCACTGTGAGATGCGGGGTCAAACTGCAAGATGTAGCCATCTTTCAAGGTAACAAGGTCACCCTGATAAATAGCACCTGCTTGGTTATCTGCGATCTCGTAACCATATTGCTTCTGTGAGCCAGAAGCAGACAGGTTACCAAGAGGACGCAAACCAAATGCTTTGTCTACGTTTGCCATGATAAATGTCCTTTAACAAAGTAAAAAGTTAGTCGTTAGACCTGTTAGGTCCTCCGACACTTACTTTTGACTGCCTTTCAGGAGCATTGATCTTCATGGAACTATGCGAGTTAGTCTTCATGAGATCATTGTCAGCAGCCCTGATTTGATCATGGGTGCGAGATTGATAATATGCGCGGCGCTCTTCTGCGGTCTCCTCGGGGATACGAGCCAGAACAACGTCTCCTACTCCAATTACGCCAGCATGCTTGCCGTCCTCAACAGAACTGCCCTGAAACTCAGGGTATTCGTCGGCTCTCACAAGCTCATAGCCTTCACGCATTTTTGCAGTGACATTCATTCTGTCATCGGACCCTGCGGTTTCCCTTCTTATCCAACGGTGCTTATAGCCTGCTGGAGCTTCAGGAGCATCGAGCCGTGACGGTGGTGCCCATGGTTTGCGACGCGCAGTGGTTTCTCTGGTTTCAGAGTCACGCTTGCTGCGAGACAGCTTTGGAACTGATGGTTTGTCGCTCATGTTTTCACCTCTTCACATATTTCGCATATTCTTCAAGTGGCACCCCTAGTTTTTTCGCTATTGCAACCTCACTAGGTTTCAACTTGATCGTGCGGCGTGCTGAACTATTAACCCCAGATGACCGGGTAGCAGGAGCAACCGTCTGCACGGGTCGGGCGCTCCTGTTTGTTTGGGCAGGCTCCTCTTGTTGAGTCTGGAATGCCTGTGGAAAGAGG